CGGCTCACATCATCACCAACGAGACCCAGGTAGCCTACTGCGATTCGATCACAGTCAGCATCGCGGGGCGGGACGAGTAAATGCCTCTGAACACGCCGACCATCCTGCCACCAAACTCCACCGCGCCGGAGAAGGGCTTGGCCGACGTCGCCTGGCGGCTCAATAGCCCGCCCGACGTCGCGCAGGTCATCGACGCCGATTCGATCTCGGCCGACCTGTTGCCGTGGCTTGCCTGGTCGCGCTCGGTCGACGCCTGGAACCTCTCCGAGACCGATGGCGTGAAGCGGGCATCGGTGACCGGCGCGGCGCAGTTGCATCGGCTCAAAGGCACGGTCGAGGGCTTCCGGCGGCTGTGCTCGTTGTTTGGCGCGACGCTCGCGGCCGTCCAGCGCCCGCCGCACAAGACGTTTTGCGGGAAGAGCTACACCAGGGCTGAGCGCGACTCGACGCTGTCAGTCTATCCGCAGCTGCGAATCCGGTCGCAGGCCAAACGCGCCAGGCGCTACGCCGGCGGAATCTATTTCAATGGCGACCATCTGGGCAATGGCTTCGCCATCCACACCGACGCGGCCACGCGCATGGTCCCGCAGGTCTACTACTCCGATCGCGGCGCCGAGAGCGAGATCGCGACCTATCACGAATCGGCCACCTCCGACGGCTACATCCGCGTGTGCGTGAGCGCCGTGCGCAAATATGCGACATTCTGCGGCGCGTTTCAGCGCTTCACTTCCGACTGCGGCGCCGCGGCGCGCATCTATTCGTTTTCGACGACTTACGAATACACGAGCACCGTGCGCTGGAAGACGCTGCTCGCGGGCCTCGATCCGACGAGCGTCTTCCCAGAAATGACGTATGAGAGTTCGACGCGCGCCGGGCTGTTTTGCGGGCCGCGTCGAGGCCGCTCGTTTGTCGGCCAGCCTCTGGTACGCACCGACGCCGAAAACCGCATCTACAAGCGCATTTATCTGTTCGACGCATCGCGCGCGCTGGAGTCTCACGGCAAGAGCACCTTTGTCGGGGCGATGCGGCTCGGCATGCCCGCCTACACGGCAGAGTTGCAGGTGAAATGGCCCGGCATGCGGGCAAAGCGCGCGATGGGTCGCTTCGTCGACGGCTACCTGATCACGGCCGACCACAGTCTGTTTGATCGTTTCGTGACGGCGCTCGGGTGGGCCAAGTCGGCTCGCGACAAGGCGCTGCTCGATACCTATTCCCACAAGCCGCTCACCGCCGGAGAAATCCACACGGCCAGCACGGACATGGTCTGTGGGCAGCTGATCAGTCGATTTTAAGGAACTTCGATGGAGAAAACGGTTACTTTCCGAGACAATCAGGAATTCCGCGCCGACGATCCGAATAGCCTTCAGACGTTTGTGCAGGATTCGATGCAGCACGTCGTCAACGACGCGGTGTCGAGCTCCACGCACTATTCGGGTCTGACCGTCACCAAAGCCGGCACGACGACGGTCCAGGTGGTGACTGGCCGGCTCTACGCCGGCGGCAAGGTCTACGCACACGACACGGCCGAGACGCTGGACTTGTTTTCGAGCCTGCCCACCTCGGCATCGAAGATCGTCGCGATCGTGGCCTGGGGCTCGACGGCCGAGAGCGATACCGAATCGCGCGACTTTCTGACCGATGTGACCACGGGCGCGACCGAACCCAAGGCAGTCACGATGGAGGTCGACCGCGTCTGCAACATCGGCACGGTGGTCGGCACGGAATCGTCGTCGCCGCAGGTGCCGACCATCACCTCGACGTACCTGCTGATCGCGCTCGTGACGATGACCACGAGCGGCGTGTCCGCGGTCGAGATGTGCACCGCCAACGCCCTGCCGGTGCTCAACAACCTCAGCACGCGCACAGCGGCGCTCGAAACGTGGAAGGGCCAGACCGACCCGAAGGTCTCCACCATCACGAGCGACATCGCGAAGCTGAGCACGTCGCTCAGCGAGAAGGCGAGCCTCGCACTGCTGCGCCAGGTGGCCGCCGATGTGGCCGCGTTGAAGGATCTCTCGAAGCTGCCCGATGACTACGCGCAGTACGGCTGCGACCATTTCCTTTACACGGCCGAGACGAACGCGTCCGGAAGCGACAGTTCGGGATCATCGTATTCAGCCCGGATTGAGGAGGGCATCCGCTTCCCGTTTGCGACCAGCGCGACCAGCGTGCTGGCGCTGCTCAACTCGATTGACAGCACCGTCGCGGTCACCAACAACCTCTGTCTGCCCGCGTGGACCGGCAAGACCCGCATGGACAACACCGACGGCTATGCGGGATACGACTACCTGTCGAGTTTTCAGTTCCAGACGACGACCACTGTCCAGAAGACTGTGTCGCGCACGCGCGTCCGCTACGGTGCCACCTACACGGTCTGCACCAACGCCGGCTACCTGAACGGCCGGGACATCACCTACAACGAGGCCACCCACAGCTTCACCAAGGACGGCGAGACCTTCGTCCTGGCCGACGGCTACGACGCCACCGACATTAGCACTGACCACACCTGGATCCGCATCACGGAAGTCTTCAGTGACAGCTATGAAGAGACCTACTGGGATCTCGAAACGACCACAAAGACCGTCACCGGATCGCAGCTCTCGCAGGTCTTTCTGAATGCGCAGGACGGTTGGTTGACCGAGATTGGGCTGCATTTGCACGATGTGGGCAGCTCCGGCACCGTGACCGTGATGCTCTGCGAGGCTGACGACGGCAAGCCCGAACTGTCGGCCGTGCTGGCGACGACAACGGTGGCCGTGGCGGATCTCAAGACATACTCTACGCGCACGGCCGTCTCGATCACCCCTACCTTTCTGTCGAGCGGCTCGCGCTACGCCATCGTCGTGCAGTCCGGCGGCCAGCACAGCCTGTGCACAGTGAGCGGCGCAACGATTCCGCAGGGCACCTACTTCCACTACGTCGATGGCGCCTTTCAGGCCGTCGACACGGCGCGGTCGATAATGTTCGACCTGAGGTTCGCTTACTTCGGCGGGCTCTCCTACCTGGCCGTGCAACTCGCGTCGCTCTCGCTCAGCGGCGGCATCGCGGCGATCGACATCCTCACGAAGATGGTCTGCCCGTCATCGTGCTCGATGACGTTTGAAGTGCAGATCAACGGCACCTGGTACCCGCTCAGCACGGACAGCGCGGGCCTGGGCCTGCTCGATGGCCTGCCCAACCTGATCCCGCTGCGGGCGGTCTTCGTCGGCACGCCCGACGTGATGCCCGGCTTCGGTCTGGTGGGCTCACAGGTAAAGGTGGCGACCTGCGCTTCGAAGTTTACCCACTACTCGACCGTGCGGAACTTGAGCGCCGCCACGACGACGGTCCGGGTGATCGCGCTGGTCGAGGACTTCGACGCGACTTACCACGCGCTCGGCTGCAAGCTGATAGTCGGCACGACGCTCGTCTCGCCAGCGGTCACTGCGACCCGTGGCACCGACAGCGGAACCGAGTACACCTTCAGCTTCACGATCACGAGTTCGACAAGCTACGTGATTCGCCTCAACGGCTCGACCACGAACACGGCGAAGCTCTTCCACGTGGCCGAACGGACCGACATCGCGTTTTAAGGAGATGACGACAATGCCAAAGACCCTCAAAGCGGACGCGGCAAGCTACGACGCGTCGAAGCAGTATCAGGTGCGCGTGATTGAGCGCATCACCCTGACTGATCACCGCATGACGCTCTATCCGGGCAAAGAGTACATCTTGCGCGGCGACCTGGTGGCTGAACTCGCCGCGAAGATCGAGAGCGCCACGGTAGCCGAGGACTGAGCGCGTGGCGAGCCAGTACAGCGCCTATGAGATGAAGGACGGCAAGACGAGGTTGTCGGCCGCCACCTTCAACGCGATCTTCGCCGACCTCGACACGCGCCTGGTGGCGCTCGAAAACCTGCAGGTGAACTGGGAAGCGGCGATTGAGCAATTGAAGGCCTACGGCCTGGTGCGCATCGCAGAGGCCCTGCAGGCGAGCTACGACGAGATCGACACCGCGACCACGTCTGTTACGAGCGCCGTGGCCGAGCTGCAGACGACCGTTTCGAACACGCTCACGACGATGGACGGTCGGATTGCCGGCCTGACCACCGAGACGGAAACGGCGCTTGCGGGCGCCAATGCGGCCATCACGGCAGCCAACACGGCAATCACCACAGCGAACGCAGCCAGCGGGGTGGCGCTCGTGCTTGCCATCTGCCTCGGAGAATGAGATGACCATCACACCGAAAAATGCCGCTGCGTTGCTCACCACTTCGCTTACGACGGTTTACACCTGTCCATCGGGCGCAAGCGCCATCGTGATCGGCTCGCAGATCGCCAACATCGGCTCATCGAACACCACGGCCACCGTGGCGTGGACCGACAGTTCCGCGGCGGCGACGTACTATCTCGTCTCTGGTGCGAAAGTCCCTGCCAACAATGCCATCGTGCCCGTCGAAAAGCGGCACACGCTTGAGGCAGGCGACTCAATCAAAGCCCTGGCTGGCGCGGCTGGCGCACTGCACATTTCGCTTTCCATTCTGGAGATCAACGCATGAGCCTTCTGATTCCTGTCAGCGCCCAACAGCACCAGCAGATCTTCACATCCAGCGGCACCTTCACGCCGTCAGCCGCCCTGCTTGCCGCCGGCGGCTGGGTCGAGGCGTTGGCGGTTGGTGGTGGCGGCGCCGGCTACAGCGGTGGGCCCGGTGGCGGCGGTGGCGCCGTCGTGAAGAGGATCGTTCAACTTGCTGGCGATGTTGCCGTGACCATCGGTTCCGGCGGAGCGTCCTCGGGAGCCACCGGCGGCACTACGAGTTTCGGTGCCCTTGTCTCCGCGCCCGGCGGAAATGGCGGCAACAGCAGCACGGGCGGGACCAGCGGCTCGGGCGACCTCGGTGGGCCATCCGGCGGCGGCCAGACAGCTAACAGCAACTTCGGAGGCGGAGGAGGCGCAGGCGGAGCCGGCCAGGATGGCGCCTCCTACTACGTCAACTCCTCTTACAGCATAGGTATTGCCGGCGCCGGCGGCCCCGGCCTCTATGGTTTCGCCGGGGGCGGCGGGGGCGGATCCAGCGCTGCCGGCGCCTGCGGCGGTGGCAACAGAGGAGCGGCGGCAACAGCGAATACAGGTGGTGGCGGATGCGGCAGCAGCACGAACTTCGCCGGCGGCTCCGGCATCGTCATTCTGACCTGGTGGGAGTGAAGCACCATGACTGAAACCGTCTACGCCATCATTGAATCCGGCCTCGTTACCAATACCATCGTGGCCGACGCCGCTTTCGTCGCTCGGTACTTCCCTGATGCCATCCGCGTCGACACGCTCTCGCCGCAGCCGGGTGTCGCCTGGACCTACGCCAGTAGGACCTTCAGCCACACTGTCACCGAGGAACGGGCCTTCGATGGCAGCGTGGTGGTACTGCCGGCAACCGCCTCGTTGAATGCGCTCACAAGTGCCGATGGCACGAAGATCTACTCGGCAACCAGTGATTACACGATCAGCGGCACAACTATCACGCAAGTGGCCTCGGGCTTGATGACCAGCGGCCAGAAAGTACTCGTCACCTATACGCTCACCGTCCCGGTGGGCGTGTAAACCGAAAGGAACATCACATGTCCGACAGTTTCCTGCACGGCGTCGAAGTCGTGGAAATCGATGACGGCGCCCGCTCCATCACTACCGTCAAGTCGAGCGTCATCGGCCTGGTCGGCTCGGCGCCGATCGGCGCCATCAACACTCCTGTGCTGATTCACGGCAACATCCGCGAAGCGGTCAAGAAGTTCGGCCCGCCCGGCTACGGCTTCACGATTCCCGATGCCCTTGACGCCATTTTCGACCAGGCCGGCGCCCAGGTGGTCGTGATCAACGTCGCCGATCCGGCAGACGCAACGCTCAAGACCACAGTCGCGGCCACTTCGATGAGCTTCGACTCGTCGGGGAAGATCCAATTGCCGCATGTTGCCGTTTCTGGGGTGACGCTCAGTGGCCCGGTCGTGGCGCCGATGACATTCAGCGACACGAAACTGACGCTTCCGGCTGGCGCAACCCTGACGAAGCTCCAGGATTCCACCGGCACAACGGCGTACACGGCCACGACGGACTACACGGTCAGTGGCACCACGGTAACGCAGGTGACCGCCGGGGCGATGGTGAGCGGCCAGAAAGCGCTCGTCACCTATACGGTCACGGCTTTGACGGAAATCACCGACTACACGCTCGACGCCGATAGCGGCCTGATTGCGGTCGTTTCCAGCGGGAAGATCGCCTCGAAGGCCACGCTCAGCGTCGCCTACACCTACCTGGACCCGACCAAGGTCAAGAAGACAGCCGTTATCGGCGGCGCAACAGGGAGCACCTACACGGGTGTGCATGGACTGGTCTCGGCGCGCAGCACGGTCGGCGTGACGCCGCGCATTTTGATCGCACCCGGCTTCACCAACCAGATGGCTGTGGTCAGTGAGATGGCGGGTGTCGCGAGCAAGCTCAAAGCCGTCATCATCGCCGATGGCCCCAACACCACGGACGAAGCTGCCATCGCGTATCGCAACAACTTCGGCTCGCGGCGGGTCTATGTGGTCGATCCGTGGGTACGCGTCACGAATCCCGTCACGGACGCGACTGAAGACCAGCCGCCCTCGGCTCGGGTCGCCGGCCTGATCGGGCTGCGTGACAACGAAAAGGGCTTCTGGTGGTCGCCCTCGAACCAGGAGATCAGCGGAATCAGTGGCATTTCGCGCACGATCGATTTCGCGTTGGGCGATGCGAGCTCCGCCGCCAACACGCTCAACGAAAACGAAGTCGCCACCATCATCTATCAGGATGGCTATCGCCTCTGGGGTAATCGGACGTGTTCCGGCGACTCGGCCTGGGCTTTCCTGAACGTTGGTCGCACGGCGGACATGATCGAAGAGAGCATCCTCGCGGCCCATCTCTGGGCCGTCGATCGCAATATCACCAAGGCCTACCTGGAAGCCGTGGTGGAGGGCGTCAACGCCTATCTGCGCTACCTGAAGGCGCGCGGCGCCATCATCGACGGCAAGGCCTGGGCCGACAAGGAACTGAACACGGCCAGCACGCTCGCGGCCGGCCAGGTCTACATCGACTTCGACTTCTGCCCGCCGTCGCCGGCTGAGCACATCACCTTCCAGGCCACGCTGAACACTGACTACCTGACGGAGGTCCTGAGCTGAGATGGCTTTTCCGCAAATTCTGCGCAATTTCAACCTCTACGTCGACGGCTCGAGCTATGCCGGAAAGGTCGATGAACTCACGCCGCCGAAACTCTCCATCAAAACCGAGGAGTTTCGCGCGGCGGGCCTCGACGCGCCCATTCAGGTCGACCTCGGCATGGAGAAGCTCGAATGCTCGTGGTCGATGGCCGAATACAACGCCGACGTGTTTGCGCTGTTCGGGCTGCTCGGCTCGGACCCGGTACAGATCGTCTTTCGCGGCGCCCTGCAGCGCCAGGGCGAGGACGCCGTCGCACTGAGGATCACCGTGCGAGGCACGGTCAAAGAGACCGATCCGGGCACGTGGAAGGTCGGCGACAAGCCGGCCGGCTCGAAGTTCACCGCGGCGTGCGTCTATTACGCGATGGAGATCGACGGCGAGCAGATCATCGAGATCGACGTCGAGAACATGACCCGCGTCATCAACGGCACGGACGAGATGCAGAGCCTGCGCGCGGCTCTCGGAATCTAGACATTTCCTTCCCTCCGAGGGGCTCTCTGTAGCCCCTCGGCATTTTTCGCGAGGACACTCATCATGGACAACCAGAAGAACATCACTCTCCAGTTTCCGGTCAAAGCCAACGGCGTGCTTCTGACCGAATTGACCATTCGCCGACCGAAGGTGAAGGACCGACTCGCCGCCGCCAAGGCCGCCGCCAGTGAAGATGAGCAGGAGATCTACCTGATCGCGACGCTCGCCGGCATCGCGCCGTCGGACGTGCATGAAATGGACCTGCTCGATTATGAAACCGCGCAGGACGCGCTGCTGGGTTTTATGGGGCGGTCACGGTCGACCTCCAGCAGGCGGTAGTACTCGTGGCCCACGCGACCGGCTGGTCGCTTGCCGAACTCACCGAAATGACCGAGCCGGAGCTGTTTGACTGGCTCGAAACGGTCCAATCGGTCCGCAACGCTCTCGTCTCTCGCCCGTAGACCATGGCGAAATCCTCCAGCGCTTCTGTCTCCGTCACCATCGGCGCGGCCCTCTCGTCGACCTTTGGCTCGGTCTTTCGCAATGCCAATACGCAGGTGCGGAAGATCGGCGACGCCGTGGCCGCATTCAAGGGCCGCGCCCAGGAACTGAAGTCGCTGCAGGCGACTGAGCAGCGCGCCGCGGACTCCATTCAGGCGCTGACCGCGAAGCTGGACAAGCAGCGGGGCACGCTGGCCGCGGCCGAGGCGCGTGTCACATCGCTCAAAGCGAAGATCGCCGCCGCCGGCGACCCCACCGGTAAGCTGGCCGTGCGGCTCGATACCGCTGAGCAGTCCTTGATCAAGGCTCGGGCCGGGCTCGTCACGCTGGACGCGCAGCTCGTCAAATCGAAAGCGGATCTCAGCGCGGCCAGCGAGTCCGCTTCGAAGTTTGCGGCCTCGCAGGCGCAGATCGGCGCGGCCATCCAGCGCGTCGAGCCACTCTGGCGCCGCTACGAGTCGCTCCAGGCGCGCATCGCCGCTAACCACTCGAAGCGCGATGAATACCGCAAGCGCGGTGCGGAGTTACTCGCCGCCGGCTATGCCGTGAAGAAGTTGGTCGACGCGGCGGCCGAGGGCGAGCAATCGAAGCTCCGGCTCGGTTGGACGCTACAGGGCCCGGACAAAGCCAAAATTGGCGCCGTGATGGACCAGACGCGCGCCTTCAGCCGCGAGAGCCTGGCGCCGATGTCGGACCTGCTGCGCATCGAAATGACGCTGAACCGGGCGGGCCTGGACGCCTCGGTGCTGCCCGCCGCGGCCCAGGTGGCACACAAAGTGGCCGCTGTTACCGAGCAGGAGGCCGAGCCGACGGCGCGCGCCATCGGCGCCATCTACAACCAGGCGGGCAAGTACATTGACGGCGCGACGCCCGAAGCGAAGCTCAAGCGCATCGGCGGCATTGTCGCGCAGATGCAGCATCAGTTCAACTTCTCGGACGTGGCGGAAATCGGCTCCGCTTTCGCGCACGTCGTGCCACAGGCCTCCGCCATGCGTGTGCCGATCGAGCAGGCTGCGGCGGCCATGGGCCTGCTCGTGCGGAATGGCCAGGAGGCTGGTCAGATGCGCCTGCTGCTGATCAATCTGCCGAAAGCCGCGCAGAAGCTGGGCTTTCATCTTGCCCGCGACGCGCAAGGCAATCTCGATCTGGCGGCCACGTTTCGGCGGATGAATGCGGCCGTCGTTACGACTTTCGGCAGTATCGGAAACGGCCGTCGCGCGATCACCGAGGCCTTCGGCGCGCGCGCCGCCAATTCGGTCCTGACCCTGGCTCAGCGCACAGCCGAGCTCGATCGCGAGCAGCGCAAATTGGCCGACGGCGCGGGCTCGCTTGATGCCGAATACAGCGAACTCAAAGAGAGCGCCAAGGGCACGCTGCTGATCATTCAGAAGAACTTCGATGCGTTTCTCAAGCCCATCGGCAAGGCGCTGCTGCCCGGCATGAAGGCTGTGATTGAGCCGCTCGGCAAGCTGGCGGTCATCATCGGCGGATTTCTGGATCAGCACCCGCTGGTGGCGAAGGCCGTCGGCGGGCTGGTCGTGGCGTTTCTCGGTCTTTCTGTGGCCACCTGGGCGGTCGGCTACGGCTGGAACATCCTCACGGGGACATGCCTGCGCTGGGCGAGCATGCTCACCAAGCTCCGCCTCGCGACGCTCGCGCAGAAGCTGGAGACCATTGCTCTCGCTGGCGCCCAGACGAGCGAAGCCGCCGCCGCCCAGAGCGCTGCGGTGGCGAGCGCCGAACTCGCCGCGGCGGAGCGGGGCGTCGCGTCGGGCGCCGTTACCACGCGCGTCGGCGCGCTGGCTGAGGGTCTCTGGGGCGTGAAGGCTGCCGGTCTTGGTGCTGCTGCGGGATTGGGAGCGTTTGCGCTGGCCCTGGGCACCGCGGCGGGCGTGGCCGGCTGGATCAACTGGGAGAGAAAGCTCAAGCCGGAACTCGATGCCCGCGTGCGCACGGCGCGCCGCCAGGCGCTGCACGAAGGCCTAATCAGTGGCGAGATCACGCCCAAGGACCTCCGCAAGCGCGGCTACACGGACGCGCAGATTCGCGAACTTCACAGCGGTGAGCGCCCGCTCGAGTCAGCCTTCAACAGAAAGACACCGGAGCCGGAATGGAAGCCGGAGAAGGATCTGGGGCAGACAAAGGCGCTCGCGCCTGTCGTCCTGCCGAAGCCGGACATGAAGGGTGGCCTGGCCATGCGTGGCGTCCACGTAATGACACGTCCGGCCACCGCCGCGCTGCCGGCTCCCGGCTACAACAGCTCGCGCGACCGCATCCGCATCATTAATGGCTCGGGCCCACAGAACCACTCACCGCACGGACAGGCACAGGCGTTGAGAGTACTGACACCACAGGCACAGTCGGCCGGCACTCCGGCGCCGCAACCGGAAGGCAACCTGACTCAGAGCTTCAGTTTCGTGATCAACGCGAGTCCCGGCCAGGACGCTGAAGCTATCGGGCGCCAGGTGCAGCAGATGATTGCACGCAGCCAGCGCGAAGCCTGGGCGCGCCGGCGCAGCGCCATGCACGGATAGTCACCATGCCAGACGTCATGCTTGCACTCGGCACTGAGTATCAGTTCTCGCTCGACACTGCTGCCTACGAGCGTCTCCGCCGTCGCTCCGAGTATCGCTGGGCGGAGATGCGCCGCCTGTCGCACCGGCCCTCACTTCAATTCATCGGTATGGGCATGGAAGAGATCGACCTCCACGGCCGCATCTACCCGCACTACAAAGGCGGCCTCGGCCAACTGGACTCAATGCGCGAGGCAGCCGGCAAAGGCCAGCCGCTCAGTCTCGTGTCGGGATACGGGTATGTGTTCGGCCCATGTTGCATCACTGAGATCGAGGAGGAGCAGACTGTCTTCGCGCAGCGGGGCGCGCCGCGCTGCATCGAGTTTCGGCTGCGCCTGAGTCGCTATGGCCCGGACGAAGAGGAGTCGGCTGGCACGGTCTCCACAACACCCGGCGCGTCGAAGAGCCTGACGACTGTCTTTCCGTTTTGACATGACGCCGATCATCACCGCTTCACAGCTAGACACTTACGCAGCGGCGTTCGAACAGGCCGGTGTTGCCCGCCAGGCCGCCGCACGCACGCTGTCAGCCGCACTGGAACGGCTCGCGGCGTTGCCCGTCAGCACGGCTTCCATCGCGGCGGTCAACTGGACCTACGCCGACCTCCAGACTGCGATTTCAAACGATCCTATGGGCACGCTGCGTCGCCTGCTCGCCGCTCTGCGCGAACTCGGCGCCAATCGCGACAACGTCGCCGCAGAGCTGTTTGGCGCGGACCTCGCTGGCCCGATGACCCAACTCGGCACAGTCTTTGCCCTGTCGGATCTGGTCACTTCGGACGCGCTCGCCGTCGGCTGACATGCCCCAATACGTCACGAAGCAAGGCGACATGGTGGACGCCGTCTGCCACGCCGAATACGGCGACACCGCAGCCTACACGGAGGCTGTACTCGCGGCAAATCCTGGGCTCGCGGCCCATGGCCCCATTCTGCCCGCTGGCATCACGATCAATCTGCCTGTTTTCGAAGAGGAGCCGACCGCGACGGTCGTGAAGCTCTGGGATTGAGATGACGCCGACATTCCTGGTCACGGCCGATGGCTCGAACATCACGGCCGCGCTCAAGCAGCGCCTGCTGTCGCTGGTCGTGCGCGAAGAGATCAATCACGAGGCCGGTGCGGCGCGGGGCACGAGTCACACCTGCGACATCGAACTCGACGACCGCGATGGCGCGATCGCCATGCCGGCTATGGGTGCGCTGCTGGTCGTGGAGATGGGCTATCAGGAGACGGGCCGCTCGAAGATGGGCGAGTTTCGCGTGGACGAAGTGGAGCTCGAAGGTCCCGAGCGGCGCCTCCTTATCCGCGCGCACGCAGCCGATACGAATGCGAAGACCACGCTGCCGCAGATCCTCGGCAACGTCACGCGCTCGTGGCCAGCATCCACTGTTGGTGCCGTCGCTGCGACTATTGCCGGCCTGCACGGCTGGTCATCGGTCGTGGCCTCCGACATCGCGTCGATCGCCACGCCCGAGCGCAAGCAGACCGGCCAGGACGACATGGGCTTCCTGAAAACCGTCGTCGCCGAGACCTCACCCGGCGCCTACTGCACGCTCGCCGGCGGAATCATCGTCATCGCCTACGTGGCCAGTGGCACCACGGCAAGCGGCGCCGCGCTGCCCAGCATCTCGGTCGGCGTCACGGACGTGCTCGGCTGGCACATGACGAAGACCGTCCGCTGCGCACACAGCACGGTCAAAGCGAACTATTACGACTACGACTCCGCCGAAACAAGCGAAGCCACCGCAACTGGGGCTGACGAAGAGACCTCATCTACCGAGGAGCCGCTGCTGTACCAGAGCGAAGCGATCGCCACGGCCGCTGCCGGCTCGCGCCTGGCCGCGCTTCAGAGCGGCGTCGAAACGCTGGAGGCGACCCTCATCGGCAACTCCGCCATCAGCGCCGGTGCCAGGCTCGCCGTCTCCGGAATCCGCTCTGGGGTCGATGGCACCTGGATCATCACTCGCGCCGAGCATCGCATCTCCGGGCAGGGCTACTCCACGGAAGTCGAAGCCGTGAAGTCCTGACCATCTTGCCCACCGAAAGGAAAACATGCCCGCTGAATATCCGCCCGCCGCCTGGCATCCGCTGGCCGGCCATTTCGCGCCTGGCCGCCGAAGCCAGCGCGATCTCATCGTGCTGCACATTACAGCCGGTTCAACTGCCACCGGCGCCATCGCCACCTTCGAACACAGCAAGCCGCCCAACCGCACCTCGGCGCACTTCATCGTCGACCGCGACGGCCGTGTCACTCAGTTGGTCAGCATCGACAACACGGCCTGGCATGCCAGCGCGGTCAACTCGCGCTCAATCGGCGTCGAGCATGTAGCGGTGCCCGGCAAGCTGCTGCCGACTGAAGCGCAGTGCGCAGCCAGCTCCGCGCTCGTCGCGTGGCTCTGCCGGGAGCTCTGCATCTCCTGCGACCGCGCGCACATCCGCTCGCACCACGAGGCCAGCCCACGGGACGGCCACGTCGGATGTTGTGCTCCGACGCTCGATCCCGATCGCATCGTCGCAGCTGCGGCGGCACTTCTCTCAAACACGGCGGCCCAGCCGCCAGAAAGGACCGCATGAACAAGAACCAGATCGTCTTCGCTCCGGTCACCCGCACTCAAATTGACGCCGGGCGTCCGGAGCTGGCGAAAAACGGAATCACCCTCTCGGGTGACAACGGAGTCATCGAGAAATCGCACTGCCGAATCGCCTACAGCTACGACGAGGCGACAGCCGAGCTGACGCTGACCGTTGTCAAGAAGCCGCTCGTGATCTCGACGGACTACGTAAAGTCGCAGCTGATCGGGGCTCTCGCCAAGCAGGGTATCCAGCAGAAGGGAGTTTCGCTCAATGCCTGAACAGCCCAAGGGCGGATTCTGGCGCAAACTCTGGGACTTCATGACAGCGCCGCCCGAGCCTGAACGGCCCTGGCCTCCGGAACCGCCTCCTCCGCATCCTGAACCGCCCGGCCCGCCACATCCCGGCCCTCGTCACTGAACAACAGCCCTCAGTCTTCTTTCCCTTCCGCAAGCTCACTCATAGAGGAAAATCGATGAAACAACTTGTCTCTATCCTGATTTATGCGCTGTTGCTCGCCTCGTCGGCCACGGCGCAGACATCTGTCTACGTCGGTGGTGGCCCGTCGGGCTACGCCGCCTCCTCGCCGCACTTGGCCGGCAACTTCACCTTCGGCATCTGCACCAATGGCGCCGGCACGTGCGAGATTACTTCCTTCCAGGCGCGCGGCGTCACGGCCAACACCACGGTTTATTCGATCCTGACCGGCGTCCACGAACGCGTGGCCACGGTCAGCACGCCGAAACTGATCGTTAAGCTCGGCTCGCTCGCCCAGGCCGGCACGTCGACGACGCTCAGTTCCACCACCGGCGCGGCGGGCCTCGGCGGGAGCATCATGGCTTCGCCCGTGAGCCATCCCAACTGGTCTCTGGCTTTCGTGATGCGCGGCGTCTATGCCGCCAACACGGCCGGCTGGGAACCAGTCGCGACCCTCAGTCTCGGCTACACCTTCCAGAACGCCACCGTCTCGACGCCCCGCGCTGCCCGGGCTGGCTTGCACTGGGAGCCGTGGGTCCACCGATTTGTCCACGTCTTCCGCCCGGAGGTCGACTGAATGCCCAGATACGCTGTCGGCGGCTGGCTGCCTGACCCGGTCGATCCCCGGGACATCCCAGCCGCTTTCCCGCCCGCTCCGGCGCACATCGTCGAGGTCGACCTGCGCAAGCAGTGTCCGCCGGTGATGGACCAGGGCAGTCACAGTACCTGTGTCGCGCACGGCGGCATGGTGGGCTTCCTGGGCGCACTCTTCGTCGAAGGCTACCCGAGGACGATGCTCTCGCGCGCCTACTCCTACTGGCGGGCGCGAGAGGAGGCTGGCCTCGACCCATCTGCGGACGACGGCACCTATATCCGCGCCTGGGTCAAGGCAATGGTCAAGAGCGGCGCCCCACCCGAAACCGAGTGGACCTACGACGACGCTCACCTCTGCCACAAGCCCACGACGGCGGCGACCCGGTCGGCCCTGCGCTGGCAACTTCTGCCGGGCTACCACTCGGTCGGACTCACGCCCGACGGCATCCGCGCTGCGCTGGCTGTAGGGCATCCGGTGATCTTCGGTATGGACGTCTACAGCAACTTCATGGATGTCGGTGCGAGCGGCGTCATCCCGATGCCGCGCGGCGCCAACGAGGGTGGCCACTGCATGGCGATCGTCGGCTTCTTCGATGAGGCCACTGCCGAAGCGCCGGCCCAGAGCTTTCTGCTGCAGAATTCCTGGGGTACAAATTGGGGCCGCCATGGCTACGGGTATCTGCCTTACGAAGCGCTTGGCGCCTGCCGCGCCTCGGACGGCTGGACCCTCGTCAACGTCGAACACGGAGCATGAACATGACTTGGAACAACAACCTCAAAACCACGCTCGCCGGCCTGCTGGCCTCCATCGGCCTGTGCGTCTCGAACATCGACCTTTCGGAACTGCTCGCCGGCGACCCTCTTCAGATCGCCCACACCGCCGCCGCCCTACTCGTCTGGGTGATCGGCGTCCTCGCCACGCACGCCAGGCGTGATGGGCACACGACCCTGCTTGGCGTGATCGCCGGCGCACTACAAGCTTGCTCCGGCCAGGCGTCCGATATCACGGTCGCCATTGTCATGGCCGCTACCGGCTACCTCACTAACAAACCCGCCTCCAATATCCCCGCGTAGATCCCACCTCCCAATTGGCGGCGGTAAACGCCGCCAACTCACCTGTATTCAACCGCAACCGCTGCGCCGCTCTTCACCTGAGCCGGTCCCAAGATCCTGATGCTCTCCGGCCAGAAGCCGCCCTCTTATCTACGATGCCGAACACGGCCGGTAGCACAGACACGCAACCTGCCACCGGCGTACAGATGATCGGCGTCGAAGCCCGGCTCGGCCTACACACTGCGGCCGCGACCGAGTCGGATTTCGACGACGCCGCGGCTCGCGGGCAATAGCCGCACTTCCAGAAACGGCTCCAGGTTGACCTCATTCAGCCTCCGCCACCAGGCGAAGAATTGTGGCGTGCGTAGGCCGCGTTCGCGACAAAACGCCGCCACTCTCTGGCCGCGCCGACCCTGCTCCGCTACCCGCGGGCGCGAAATGGATAGCCCTCATTCGCTCGTGAGCCCGCCTGAGCAATTGTCCGGCCCGCACCCGGTCACCGTCTGCCCGCCCCAGTAGCGCAGCTCAGCAAGGAGCCGCTCTCGCTGGGGTAGCTGCGCCAGCAGTTCGCCGGCCAGGATGGCAGCGGCAGGATCGGCAGTGGTGCTCGGCTCCCGAGCTCGCCCCCAGCCGGCAGCCGCTTCTGTAGACTGTCAAGCGTCGCTCCCCGAATCCGACGCCTCGCATACGCCTCAAACGGCACCCCGTGGGCTCCCAGATGCGTGCGGCCTGGATGAGCCCAAGCGTGCCCGCCTGTTCCAGGTCGGCCAGCTCAACCTCGACTGGCGCCTGCCCCTTGAGACGCCGCGCCGCAGCGCGTACCAGCCCAAGATACGACTCCACCAGCGCTACACCGCGGCCCGTCTTGTTCACCTCTACGTCCATGCACGCCTCTTGCTCCAACGTGGCATGGACGAGTCCATCTGGACATCCCAGACCGGCGGGCATCGGCGATTGCCTGCCGCGCTTCGGTGAAGAGGTGACGCCGGGACTTTTCAGTGGTCGCAGAGTGAATTTCACCGAAAGGCGCCTGATATTTGGCTTACAAACGCTGCTGGACGACGGCGTGAGAATGCGGATTGAGCGGCAAGGCGTGCGTGGCTCCCGAGAAAAACCCGTCCGCAGTCGAAGAAAAACGAGAGTTCGGCTTATGTAAACGGATGGAATCGTCAAGAACAAAGCGGGAATGAGCGAACAATCCTGAAATATCTCTTGCAATGAATCCGGAAGTTCGCTTAATATCGGGATTCGGTGTGGAAGTTCGACAGAACTGTGGG